ACCACGAAGAGCTTCTTCTAAAATTTGTAAATTGGTATTAGTTTTTGTTCCCCAGTTACCGGCGTTTTCGCCAGTGGTCATTAACTCTGTGCCAATATCTGTATAACTTGATGCCATAATTTATCCTAAGCGCTTCCTACAAATACCTCTACATCTACAGAAGATGTATCTGCTTGAGCTGTAATATCTACTAAATCATTTAATGATACCGTTAATGCTGATCCTCCTGCATGCATGGTATCTAAAACACCACCACTATTATCACCTGGATAAATAAACGAGTGACCTGCATCTACTTTGATTGCAAACTCTGTGCTGTCTTCATCTCTAAAAATTAATGTAAGGTGATTACTTGAATCTAAATTTGTAATTCTAATGTATCTAACATCATCTTCGTCAAATTGACCTGCTAAATAACTTTTTGATAAATCTGTTGAAGAAGCTGTAGCAAAACCTAGTAAGCCTGTTTCTGTTGTTGAAATCGTAACGATTCGTTTAGCAATTTCATTAACACTAGAAATATCTAGTGATCGCTCACTGTTATAACTATTATTGTTGAGTGTTATTTCTTCTATTACTTTTACTGTTAGTGTTGCCATATTTTAATCCTTAAGGTGCTGGAGAATTAACGGGTATACGAGGTTCTCCATCCGTATAATCATCTCTTCTTCTTCGACCTAATTGTTCTCCTCCGAATTTTTCGACTTCTTGTTTATATTTTTGTTCATAAAGTTGTAACATATCCATTGGACCTTTTAAATAGCCATATGCCTCAACTAAGCAGGCATACAATAAACCATTTCCAAAATTTAAGCTAATAAAATTTGTTGTATTTGCTGAACTTAAAGCTAGAGGTCTTGCTACATAATGTAATTTATACATAAAGGCTGAGCTAGGTGTAGGAACAATGGTAATTTTTCCTGAAGTTGAAGCTCCAGATCCTGTGGCTCCTCCAGACATCGCGTAGTATTTTGGAGTTCCTGTTGTCGTTTCAGCAGCATCATATTCTCTTAAATAACTAATATCTTTTTTAATCAGCCATCCATTTGCTCCTGTAGCAGCAGATGTTGATGTGTAAACTTGAACACCTCTAACGAATAAGGTACCTGCAGGTACATTAATGCTATCATTAGAAGCTACTAAATTGCCTATAACCTCTTTTCTATTACTATCAATAGGTACATCTCTAAAAATTCGAAGTTCAGCATTATCAATAAATTGATCTGTAATAGTGCTTGATAATACAGAAGTTCCAACTTCAGTATAGTTTTGTATTGCTGTTGTTAATGTTGAATAAGTAAATCCTGCCATATTATGCGCTCAATGTTGCCGGACCAGCCGAACAATTATTGCCTCCTCCTGATACTCCTCCACTTGTAGCAGTGTTTGTATTCACAGTAAAGTGATAGTAGTCATCTGTATTTGTGATATCTCCGCTTGAATCTCTTTTACCAACAGTAATTGAATACCCCGATGAATCGGCAAGATTAGCCCCTGTAATACCATCAAAGCCGACTGGATTTTGATAAGCATCAGCATCTGATGTTGTATAAATTGGACCTCTAAATCTTACAGTGTCACTTGTATCTCTTCCATGAGATTTTTCAAATACATTTATAATTCCAGAAGAAGCTGCAATAGTTTCAAAAGGATTAGGTCCTAATATACCTACAACATCTTCTTCAGTTCTTGCTGGTCTTACATGTTCTAATCCATGTCCTTCCGTTCCCATTCCTCTTGGTTCTAGCTGTGGATGTTTTTCTTCATACTCGGATTTATGAACAAGCATACCATTCCATTCCTTCATCATTTCTCTATATGGAAATTCCATTCCTGAACGATCTGATATGGCTTTTGAATATTTTCCTTTTGCAAATGGCATTATGCTCCTGGGTAATAAGTTTTAGGAAGAATATGAACACTTGTAGAAGAACCATCTTCTGACAGTGCTCTTGCTAATTCATCCTCGTAAAATAATTTTAATTCTTGTGCTCTTTGTGGAGCGTATTTTTGTGCTAAATAAAATGCTAATCCTGATGCCATACAAGGTACAAAACGAAATGGTACATCAGTTGCATCTGTATAAGTTGCATCAACATCTTGTATTCTTTTTACAAAATAAATATGCACATCTTTTGATGCTGCTGTTGAATCTGGTGTTGGATATAAAGTAACAGTTGTTTTGTCTACAAATCTTTGTACAAAATATCTAGAAGGTGTTCCTTTAGATAATTTATTTGCTAGACCAGAATAAGTTGATCGGTCTGTTTTAGTAAGAGCAGAGTCTGCTTCAGAAGTTGTGCCTCTTCCTGTTCTATAAGTTGCTTCTAAGACATCAGCAACACCATATGTAGATGTTCCTGTTGTTCCGCCAACTGTTGTAGATGATGTTCCATCTCCTGTTGCTCTGTAGAAAGTGTATTCAGCTTGTCCTTCAACGAGATCAATATTAGTGTCGCCTACTTCCCAGTAGTGCAAACCTCTATTACCCCATTCTTGAAAAAGAATGTTTAAAGAACGCCTTGCTGTTTTTAATTGATATCCCGAAACAGATTGTAAACCAATTCGTTCGTATGCTTCTTCAATAATTTCATCAACAGCAAATGTCTTGTCGAACGTTACTGTTCCGGAAGTAGTATTAGCCATTTTCTACTCCTTAATATAGCTTCACAAATTCTGCTATAACCGTATACATGTTACCAGAATCGGCAGCTCCTGGAACTACAAAGTTAACATCACTTTCGTTACTATTAGAAGATTTATCAACTGGTATTCCACCAAATTCTCTAAAGTCCCAATAACCTGTTCCTGTTAAACCAAGAACTGGAATGTCTCCATCTGAATCTTCTTCGTCTATACGTGCATAAGCGTCTCCGCCATCTCCACCTTGACAAGAAAACCAAACTCTTTGTAAGTTTAAATGAGTTACTGCTGTTCCATCTTCTCTTGCATCCATTGCGGATACATCACCGAAAACTGTTGTTCCACCTGAACCGTCTGATTGATTTACTATTTTAATGACCACTCTTCTATCGTTCTGTTGTAAGATAGTTGGTCCTGTTACTGTGTCTGCCATAATCCCTCCTTAATTAAGATTATTAGATGGGGCCGAAGCCCCATCATAAAGTTAGTTATTAATTGTCTGCAAATGCAGGTGCATCTGCACCTTCTGTAAAGCCCCAAATTAACCAATTAGTACTGTCTTTAGCCATAATGTTAATCTCCATACCACCAAAATCTGTAAGAGTTAATTTTGAGTTAGAGTTTCCATCAGCATAGATAGTTACGTTATCAGCATTTGAATCTGCATGAACGACACCACCAATAAAGTAATTAGCATCAGCACCTGTATCAAAAATAAGGTTTTCTGCTTCTTCTGCAGCGCCACCATAAATAAATTTAAAGTGTGAGCCAGCAACTGGTGATGGTAATGTTATTGTTCTATTTGCTGAGATCGCTGGAACTACAATTAGTCTTCCACTATGTGTAGCATTAGTAAGAGTTGTATCTTCGTCTCCCAATGTAACAGGTCCATCACCTAAAGTGATGACTTCAGTAATCGTTCCAGTAGATGCCGCTTTACTGACTGTTTTAAAAGTATCTTCAGATCTTACTGGACCTGAAAAAGTTGATTTTGCCATAATTATCCTCCTAGTTTCTGAACATAGTCTCTAGGCCGTCGACTATACTCGTCTATGTTCTAAATTAATTGTATAGTGTAAAAACTATACACTAATTTTAAGTAGAGCGCAAGAGAGCCTGTAATGTGAATTGAATTTATTCAACGATGTAGCTTTTGATTAAGTAGCTACAGAAACTTGTGGAGCGGCGTCTTCCACTTTGTTGTCAAGATGAGCTTTTTTAGCTTCAGCTTGTTTAATATGGTTAATAACTTCTTTGACTTTGTGGTCAATCCTAACCATGTTGAGAGTATATTTACCCTCATTAAGATGCTCCTGCTCCCATTGTAGATCCAGTGACTTTTTCTGTTTGTATAGATCTTGTAGATGTGCTTGCACCATCAACAACCTCCTCATAGGTTATTCTATTTATTCTTGGATCCATCATTTCTCCAAGATGTTCCCATTTTATATCACCTTTTCCCAATTTGTCAATAATT